CCTATGCCGAGTGGTAGATACCCGACCAGTTATGGAGAGGGCAGATAGAGGGGTGCTATGAGTCCCACGACTATAAAATCTGGTAAAATAATGGGCACTGAGCTTTCCGGCAGGGTTAGAGCTGTAGATTTTGAAATATTTTTAAAATTATTTTTAGTATTGAGGAGCTATGAATTGGGGATTTGTGTTTTTTGGGAAAGCCCATTAATGGTGTGATTGGCTTTATAGTGTCAAGTAACATTTCCCTGTGTGTGTGGTTTGTCTATTCTCTACTACGCTTTTCTTGTCTAATCTAATCTTTGTATTTGGATTAGTTTTGAAATAGTTTAAGGTTAGATTTTTATTTATATCTACGATTGTATTTGTGATTAACTAGACATGGGTTAGTATTGGGTCTAGGTATATCTCTACGGTTGTTTAACCTTGAAGATTCGGAGTGTTGCTCCGAGATTGCAGAGAACAGACCCCTGTTTTATGCGGTTTATGCAGATAGTTGGGGCATGGTTAATGAACTGACTGGGAATACAGGGTAGTTGGATTTGTTATACCGCATCGGGTATATTATATATGGTATGTGCTGGAATACAGCTAGATAGGGTATAATTTATTAGCTGGGGTTAGCTTAATTGGTAGAGAACAGGTTGCATACTGTGGATGTGGGTTCGACTCCCGCACCTCAGCTATATTAAGTTATCGTGTTGAGTTTTTATTATGGTATTCGGTTGTGCTTGGATAGTATAGTTTGCTTGTTTGGCTCTATTGGCTAATATAGTTTACTTTCACATTTAGGATATGGTGTTGAATTATGGCTGGTAAAAAGAAAAAGGGTGAGTCTTACGGCAACACTGCTGTGCGCAGGGTTGAGATAGCTAAGATGTATGCTAGGGGTGTATCACCCACTAATATATGGAAGAACTTAATTGCATTCCCTGAGTATGAAGGTATGTCATTAAAGACTATCTATTCGGATATTAGGAAGATTAAGGAAAAGTGGGGGGATGCTTATAAAGAGCTGAACGATTTAGAGAACCCTCGGCTGGAATATGAATTAAAGAATGCAGACTTGCGTGAGATGGCTCTCAAGGAATCCGTCATGGAGGACGGTCGCAAGGATGTGCGTAACATTAAGCTTGCATCTGACTTGGATAAAGATTTGGCTAAGGTTCAAGGCGTATATAGCGAGAAGATAGTTATTCAGGTAGAGGATGCTCAGAAGCTAATTGCAAGGATAACTGATATTATTGATACTGAAACAGATGGCGACCTGCGTGAGAGAATGATGGATAGGCTGTTGTCCGTTGCTGAGGAGATTTAGACTCGTCTGCCATGTGTAGAAGAAGTTCTGCTTGCGCTAAGGCGTGAGTGGCATATAGCTGGGAGGCTGTTATGGATTACGGACATGGCTCAGGTTTCCGAGCAGTTCTTGGGACTCTTGCCATTATCCTAGTTTGCGTTACGGTCGGTGCTGTTTTATTTCAAATGTTTTAGAGCAGATAATAACAAGGATGTTAAATCTTGCCCGGACTTGGTTCAATACTACGAGAAGAAATAGGTGAGAGGCTTAATAAGTCCTCAGATGCTATTGAGGCTCGTAAAGATGTTAACAAGTTTGCTGAATACTGTTTTATAGCTGACGACAGCAAGCACTTTGTGCAAGCACCACATCATATACTACTTCATAAAGTTCGTGGTGAATCTGACAGGCAGATAGTTTGGTTTCCTGTAGAGCATGGCAAGACCCAGCAGGCTAAAGTAATGATACTGCATGAAATGGGTCGTCATCCGTCACAGCAATATGCCTATGTTTCATCTAAATCCGACCAAGCGACCAAGTTCGTAGCATCAGTTGGCCGTGAGATTATAAAGAACATCCGGATTAGCGATGTCTTCCCACACTTAAAGCCTCAACAATCTTCTACATCGAGAGCTTATGAGCAGTGGGGCGACACCGCAATTCGTATTCAGGGCGCACCTCCCGGAGCTAAAGACCCATCACTTGCTGCTTATGGTATAGATGGTCAGATTCTAGGCTCAAGGCTACACGGTATTGTGCTGGATAATATTTTAGATAGGTCAAACACTCAAACTCAGACCATGCGTGAGAAAACTCTAAGCATAATTGAGACAGAAATTCTGCAGCGATTGCTTCCCGGTGGTTGGATTTTGATAATCGACACCGCATGGCACATAGATGACGCTTTGCACCAGTTAAGTAGACGAGAAGGCTGGGATAGCGTCAAACTGGACGCAGAGGTTGGAATTGTCGAGGGTGATGAAAGTTTGTGGGTATCAAGGTTTCCTCAAAAAAGACTTGAGGAGATTCAGGGACAAATGGGGCAAGTTGCTTACGACAGGACATATCGTAACAAACCCCTCTCTGCAAGTATGGATTTGTTCAAAAGAGAGTGGCTTTACAAATGTCAATCTCATAATCATAAATGGTTAGACAGCTATTCAGGTTCAGACATGGTTTCAACTGGAGTTGACCTCGCTGTAAAAGCTGGTGAGGAAAATGACCTGACTGTCTTTTTTACCGTAGCTCTTGATTCTGAGTCTGGTCGATATAGGGTTTTGAATATTCTGGCTAAAAAAATGGAAGCTCCTGCAATATTAAGCACATTTATAGATATATATAGACGATTTCACAAAAATGCAGCTCGTGGTAGGTTTACTGTTGAGGATAATGCAGCACAAGCCTATATCGTCCAGATGATGAAAGATAAGGCAAGTTTTAATGCAAGAGGCGGTACTGACGATGAATGGCGACATATAGGCATACATGGGTACACAACAACAGCTAAAAAGAGGGATACTGAATATGGTATACCTTCATTGGCGGTAGATTTTGAAATGGGACGCTGGGCTGTGCCGGAACACCTTGAATGTAAATCATGGTACGAGGAGATGTTCCGATGGAGTCCAGACGCACACTACGGAGACAGGCTAATGGCAAGTTGGTTTGCAAGAGAAGGTCTTCGTGCGCCAAAACCCGGTGTTTTTATAATGTAATTTAGACATTTTAGATGTCTAAGCTAGACGACTTTAGACACATGGTCTAACAGAAGGTAGATATGAAGAAGCCTAATTTTATTCAAAGAACTCTACGCAGAATGGTAGGGAAATCCTTTGATTTAGACAGTATGTTTCTAACCGGGCAAGAGATGCCGTATAGCAATCTGTCTGGTGGTGGCGTGGGCGGTGCTTACAAATCAAGTGCAACTGCCTATGCGTGTATGCGAAGACAAGCTGTAGACATCTCAAGTGTGCCATTGCTGTTCTTGCGGGACCCAGATGACATGAACAGTGGCATGACCACACCCATACAGGGATTATTTGAGCAACCTAACGGATGGACAAGCCAAGAGCAGTTTTTGCAACAGATAGTTATTATGGCTTTGCTTCGTGGCGACATGATGGCAGTGTTCGATGATGCCCAAAGCCCAACTAAGATGTATTCACATTATGATAGCAATAATTGGTCAGAAATTATAGATACCAAGACAGATAATTTAGTTGGCTGGCATTATCAAAAAGAACACCGAGATTTTGTCAAGCTACCATCTGAGATATTATTTCATAGGTTGCCATCTCCGTATGACCCGTATCGAGGTCAAGCACCACTAACTGCTGCTGTTGACTCAATGAATATAGCCAGGCAGACAGACAGCGTTCACTCAAGCATCACAGCTCGTGGCGGTGAGTCGGGCATTGTATATAAGACGGCACAAGAACTTACTGGCGACCAGCACGACCAGTTGCTAGGTAAATTACAAAACAGACACCGAGGTACTGGGCAAACCCCAAATGATATTTTACTTCACGGTGGTCTTGAGATAATTCCTCCTAGTTTTACTAAAGCTGATGTTGAGTTGCTGACATTAAGACAGCCGGCAGTTGAAACAATCTGTCAAGTGTATGGCATGTCTCCGACCTTGATTGGTCAAGCTAATGAAAGTAATTATTCTACATTCAGAGGCTACATGAAGATATATTGGTTGCAGACATTGCTTCCTTTCCTTAGAGGGCTTGAAAATAGCTTTGACAAGTACTTCGCAAGCAGGCATGGCGTGTATGTCCGGTTTGATATACGAGCCATAGACGCTCTGCAGGACTACCTCTCCGAGAGGAAGGATACTGCAAAGACTTTCTACCAAATGGGTGTACCTATGGTCGAACTAAATCGTAGGCTAAACCTAGGCTTTGATGTGAGTAATGTCATTGCAAGTGAAGATTGTCTGATGCCTGTTAACATGGCTCCAATGTCTGTCCTTGCGGAAGGCGAACATATAGCTATATTAGCTGGGTCAAACGATAGCAACCAGCAACCTCCAGCTAAAGCTATCAAACAGAATAGCGAAGTGACTCCCTCTGAAATCCCTATACATAAAACGGGGATTCCGAGTGAATCTCAACAACAGACAATAGAGCCAGTAGGCGAGTCGCTTCCTATTTTACCACTTGACAGAGTAAAGCATCCAAGCATCAGCATACCATGTAATCGCAGAATAGCTGGAGTATCCAAGAAATACAAAGGGCTATTGCGTAGGGAACTGCTGAATCAAAAATCAAACGGATATAATCAAGAAAAACTAGATGATATTGTAGGGCAATTCGCAAGCAGAGTAATGCTTGAGGGCTGTATCAAGGCACTTGTGTGCGTAAGTGACAAAGATGTTACTGATGCTACATGGGATGAGCTGAAAAGTGCAGTTACAATTACGGATATTGATAAGTGGCAGGGCTTGTTTCCTGACATAGTTAACAATTTGGTTGACAGTCAAGTCGACACACTTGACGACAAGGCAAGAAAAGACACCTATAACAAGGTAATTAACGGTACAAATGCGTACTTGAATGAGCTGGCTGATATGGTTTCCGAAACAGGATTCCAGTTACAGCTCCTCGACTTAGGCATAGACATCGAGAAGGAGTGATTATGTCTCTAATTGAATTAAAAGATGGACAAATGCTGGGCAGTAAACTGATTGACACAAAATCAGGTGGCAGTAAACCAAAAGAAGGCACTGCTCTGGTTTCAACTGCCAATGTGGATTTGGATAACGATATAATCCATCAAGGTAAGAACGATAAAGGTAAAGGCTGGGTGCTTGATAAATTCAACAAGCATGGTCGTATCTTGTGGGGACACGAACACCAGATTCCTGCCATCGGTAAAGGCAAGGCATATCTCGACAAATTCAAAGGCAATGACGCTCTACACATGGCGTATGTGTTTGATGTTGACGATGAGTTCGCTGCTAGTATCGCTGGTAAGATGGAACGAGGCTTCCTTGACCAGTGGAGCGTTGGCTTTATGACAGTTGGCGACAAGTGGGCGTGGCGTGATGATAGCGACAAATGGGCTGGTGGTGTGGAAATATTTGAAGCATCTCTACATGAGGTGTCTGTTGTGAATGTTCCTGCCAATGCAGACAGTAGCACTTTTGCAAAGTCGTTTCTGAGTGCCAATCCAAACTTGGTTAAAGATGAACATGCAGAGAATAAAGAAGTTGAGGAGTTGCGAGCTGAGTTGAGTTTCTATCGTGACGAACTTGAGGCACGGTTGAAGGCTATTGAGTCAGCAATGAGCTACTCAGAGGAAAAGAATGTTGAAGTTATTGAGGCTGTGCAAGAGATGCAGTCCGATGAAAATGAAGTCTTGGGTAGGTTGGCAACAGCCCTACAGCGATTGACTTCTGATAGATAAGATAAGAATAATTTAACCTGAAAAGGATAACTCAAAATGAGTGAAGAAACAAAAGACAATGCGCTTAACGAAGCCGTTGAACAAATCGAGAAAGCTGTAGGCAAGGTTGATGAATCAACCAAGTCTGTAATAGAAGTTGAAAAGAGCCTCTCAGAGCTACAAACATCCAATGCTCAAGTAGTAAAAGATGTAGTTGAGATGCGAGCTTATTTGGAAGCAGAGCATGGCAAGTCAGGTGCACAGGACTTTGAGCATGAGATGTCAAAGTTTATCAGCAAGGCGTTTAAGCACAACAAGACAAACAAAACCTCCGCTGGCTTTAATGAGAAAGATGTCGATGACTACACCACTACTACTGATGCCACTGCTGGTTATTTGGTAGACGACATTCTGGCAAAAGAGATATTTGGGATTGGCGATGCGTATGGAAACATTCTGCCAAGAACCACTCAGATAACTGTTCCTGCCGGGACTACCTTAAAAGTCAATAAAGACCTCCTGTTGCCTATCGCTACATGGCGAGCAACTGGACAGGGTGTTGCAATGGACGAGGACGAGTCAACATTTGCGCAAGCAACACTGACCCCTGCATTGCTTGGTTCTTATGTCAAGATTGCTAACGAGCTTCTTGATTCACCTGATATTGGCTTTGGTGGTATCATGTCGGCAAGAATGGCTCGTTCCATTTTGCTTGCAAAAGAAACCGCAATCCTTGCTGGTGATTTAGAGAACGCAGAACCTACTGATGGTTTGCTTAATGGCGGTCTGGCTACTAATGACCAGACAGCTATTACAACCCTAGGGTTTGACGATGTTGCTGCCTTCTTGGGTGAATGTATCGTTGACTACGCTCCTTCTGGCAACCCTGCTGAAAACCAAATCCTAATGACTCAAGGTGAGTATTTGGGACTTATAGCTTCTGGTGCTATTCTAACCACTCCAGGCTTCTCGTTCTCAGACCCGGCTAACGAGCAACCTGCGAGAATCTATGGATACGAAATTGTCACACATCCACAAATGTCTGGCTTTATCGCTCTTGGTAACTTGAAAGACATTCTGGTTGCGAATAGCGGTCAAATGAGTGTTGACTTTAACCCTTATGCAACTACTGGTTGGACAGCCAACGAGACTTGGATGCGAGTATTCACTCACTGTGATTACGAAATTATGCAACCAACTCAATGGAGTAAAGCAACTATTGATGCGTAGAGCATAAGTTAACCGTGTAGCCTCCACACGGTAAATGGTGTACACCATGTCGGGGCAGGGTTCACGCTCTGCCTCGATAATAAAAGGATAGATGATGGATTTGTTGGCTGGAGCAGGGAACACGACAGTTTTGAGACGCGATGCAAGCGCACCCCTGCTTGCTGGCGCAGGTGAACTGATTGTTGCTTCAGCAGGTGATGCTATTGGCGCAGGAGAAGCATCGATATTGAGTTGGACCTATGCGTCATCCGCACCGGAAGGACTTGGCGGCACAGGTCTTTTGCAAATAAACTGCACAACGAGTGGAGTGTGCAGAGTGTGGTGTGTAATAGAATGGGGCAGTGGCAAAACAGCAGATAATATACATTTCTGGTGCGACAGTGAATACACAAAAACTCATGTCAGCGTTGCTGCTGACACACCGCCACAAATGCAGGGACAAGATTGTAATTTCACGGTTAAGTTCAGTCCCATAAACGGAGACCTGGATACAGAAACAACAACAATTTGCGAAGGCTGTATCTACATCCCGGTTTATGGAGAACCAAACTCAGGAGGCGGTAGCTAATGAGAGAATCAAAACAAGTAATAGTTACTTACATTGGAGCTGACGGCAGGACTCTTGAGTTTACCGCCAAGGACAGCGATGGCGTAGTCTATAATTTAACTAACCTGACTGTGACCATCTCAGCCAAACTTGGAGCAACGGTAAAGATAGATGACAGTGCATGCACTATAGTGTCAGCGGTGGCAGGTACATTTACCTACACGCCCACATCAGCAGAGATAAGTGCTTCTGGTGAGTATGACGCACAGGTTAAACTTGAGAATCAATCAGCAAAAGTAGATTACTTGGAAGCGTTTATTATTGATGTTCGCAGTCCGATTACAGGGAGTTAAGATATGGCAATAGCATTAACCTCAGACCCTATTGTAGCTATAGAGGATGTTAAGGCGGTTCTGAATTTAGACAATGATACAACTGCAACACTTTTAATTAACTCTGTCAGTGAGAAGTTTCTCAAATACACAGAGCGTACCGTATTAAACAGTGCATCGGTTATTGAAACCATGCGTGGTGATGGTACGAGCGTTATATGGTTGCACAGTTATGCTTCGGCAGTAGCAAGTGTAATCTTCCTTGAGAACGGAGTGGCTTCTACCACATACGACAGTGATGACTTCTCGCTTGATACTGTAGGTCGCATTTCAATGCACAGTGTAGCAACTCCTATAAGTGTAGATGAGGAGAATGTTAAAGTAACATACACTGGTGGCTGGGCTACAATTCCCGGTGACATTGTTCTGGCAGCACTGGAGCAAATGCAGGTTGAGAACAATCGCCTGAGTGGTCGTGGTGCAGGTATAAGCAGTGAGTCGTTTGAGGGTCACAGTGTAAGCTATGCACAGAGTGGCATTGTGAGTTCAGTTGAAGATGCTTGGAGAAAGTATAGGATAATGCGATGAAGGCTTTTGCTGAAATTAAGCTAATACGACCTTCCGCTGGTTTACTGTCTAAGGGTATTGATAGCGGGGCGACACAGAAACAAGTCATGAGTCGCTTAGTAAAAACAATGGGCATTGTGCTTGGTGATTTCAAGAAAGAACATCAAGGCAAAATGATACCCAATAAGGGTGGCTATTCAAAAAACAGAAGCCGTGACAGGCTTGGTATTAGGTCGGGTGACCTAAAGAAGGCATTTAAGGATAGCGTCAAAAGGCAAGGCGATACAGTTATTGGAACAAGAGGTGCAGGAGCGCATAAGTACGCAGGTATTCATGAGTATGGAGGCAGAATAACAAGCGACAACTATATGTGGATTCCACTGCCGGGCGTTAAGATGACTCCTCGTGAGTTTAGGGATAAGAAAGTGTTTTACTTGAAGCGTAAAAAGGGTGACGGCAAAGTTGCTATGTTGATAACTGGTAAGAAATCAGCAGAGCCAAAGTTTACCTTGGTCAAGGAAGTTAAGATACCAAAGAGGGACATCTTGGCTCAAGCTCAAAGAGCAATCATGGATAAAGCTACAAACAGATTCCAAGATGCAGTCGTTGCAGTATTGGAAGGAAGATAAATGGCTATTCAAAAAATAACAGACAACATGAGGAACAGTATCTTTAGCCTGATATTTGCAAGGCTTGAGACTATTCGCATAGCAGGTGGATACAACACCTCTCCGATTGTCACCACAGAGCCACTTGATAATAACGCAAAAGACACTCCTGTTGTGTGGGTCTCTGCTGGGTCGGAGCGATTTGGAGATGCTTTCACAAACAGACAATACAATATGGATTTTGATATAATCATTACGGGCTATGTCACAGAGGGACATGGCAACATACAGCTTGAAATGAATAAGCTATTACAAGATGTCAGGAGTTGCATACATAACTATGTAGATGACTTCCAGACAGCAATCGGTTCTGGCACAATCTTCAAATGGGGAGACTGTGAAACAGATGAAGGAATGTTATTGGCAGAGGGAATGGGAATGTTCGCTCAACCTATAACAATCACCTATAGACAAGGAGTGGACTGGTAATGCCTCTCTACAAGAATGTTAGTAAAATTGGACTCGTACTCCCTGGAGTCGGCTTAGTGAGTTCTGGCGAGGAATTTGAGTCCACCAATGAAGGCTTTATCAAACTCAAGGCTATTGAGCTGGTAAAGAAAGAAATCAAATCAAAGAAAGTCGCTAAAAAAAGCGAGACAGGGAGTGATGAATAATGGCTTTTTTCGTAGGAAACAACGGAAGTATCGTTGTAGCTAAAGAGTCTACTTACGGCACAGACCCCGGTTCGGGTTATGATACTCTATTTGGTATCGGCTCAACCTTAGCACTAAAGAATACTCTAATCGCACCAGCTCACCTGAGCATTAATCCAGTAGCTAACACTGACTGTGTGCCTAGATTTGTTGATGGCGAGATTACTTGCAACTGGTCAGAGGAAGCAAGCGTGATGGACGAGCTTCTGAAATCAATGTTTACTGGCGGTGGTGCAACTGCATACACAATGTCTGGCGCACCGGCCAACGCAAGCGTTACTGCTGTGACTGCATATAGTACTGCTTTAGGGTATGTCTACACAGGACTTGTAGCGACCAGTTTCAGTATGGAGATTAACCCTAATGATTATCCCGTTGTTACAATGGGATTCATTGGGCAGAATTGTGTCAAAGATGTCTCTAGCCCAGCCACCGGTACACCGGATATTGCAAATATCGCTGCACCGTCAGCGGTAACTGAGGTTACTATTGACGGAACGGCTCTCGGTGCAAAAAACATTACAATCAATGCCAACCGTGAGTACACGGGTGGAGACAGGGCTATTGTTGGTGCGTCCATGATTCATCAGCCAGTAGAATCTGGAGTCAGGTCGATGGGGCTATCAATGACAGTTGAATTGTCAGACGACACTGGATTCGATTCAGTTGATGTGCTTGACCAGTTTTTGTCAGCCACTACCACTAACCTTGACCTCGGCACAATTATAGTTGGTGAAGGACAAAGTGAAGTTACTTTGACGGACTGTCGTATAGTTGGTGACCCACCAAGTCTTAGTGCAGGAATGACTGAGTTCCCAATCAATGTAGAAGCAACCGCATGGAGCATGGCGGCTCTTAATGCGTAAATAACCAACGGGGAGGCTTTGACCTCCCCTTAGCTTGGAGGCTAAAATGAGTGTTAGTGATATTCTAAAAAAGAATCGGTTTGTTATTACTGTCAACGGCAGTGAGTATGAAGTTCGCAAAGTTCAAGGCTATATGGCGTTGGACGCAATGGGTGCAGATGCTATGGCAATGCTATCTGAGGGTGGAGAGCAAACACCTTGGGAAAAGCAGAACTACAAGAAGCAGATTGCATACATGAAGTCTTATATGAAAATAGCAATGGTATCACCTGCTCTTGGTGATAAGACTGATGCCGATAACGACATTATATGTGCCGAGGATATGGGCGATGATTTTGGTAGTTTGTTTGGTGAGTTGATGGACTCGATAGAAACTGATGCAGATGTTTTTCCAGAATCCTCCGAGGTGCTAGAGGAATGAAAACCGCTGAGATACTAGATGCGATTGCTCAGAGATACAGCTGTCTGCCTAGTGCGTTAGTAAAACTAGACCCGGTAGAATTGGCATTTAATTATGAGGTTATAGCAAAAGCCTCAGCGAAGTAGGAACAATGGCTGGCAGTAAAAAAGCAGAAATCAGCATAAAGGTTAATGCCAAAGACCTTAACCGTATGTTCGGCACATTCAATAAGCAACTAAAAGCTGCTGAAAAGAATACGCAGAGGCTTAATGCGTCTACCAAGAAAGCATCAACTTCATTAAACAACATGGGCAAAAAAGGTGCTGACGCTGGCAAGAAGATAAAAAAGGGAGCAGACAAAGGCTCTAAGGGTCTTGGCGGAATGATGGTCAGCCTCCTGCGCACAAGGGCAGGATTTGTTGTTCTCGGTTTAATTGCCAAGCAAGCGTTTGATATAATTATTGGCAAGGCGTTAAGGGCGCACAGGGAGTCCAAGAAACTTGGCGGTACTGTCGATAGGCTCGCTGCTGAGATTAGGACTATCACTGGAGAGCGTGGTTCACGACTGCCCTTAATTGGTCAGCTAATGGAACTGTCGAATCAGTTTGGTCAAACCTTTGAGTCAATGGCAAAAGCTAAGTACGATATTGTATCGGGTGGTTTTCTTGATGCCGCTGACTCTGCTCACATACTAGAGATTTCTGCCAAGGCTGCGGTTGCTGGTGTATCGGATGTTGGAACAACTGCAAAGGTGCTTGTTCAATCCTTGAGAGCTTACGGCAAGTCAGCCGAAGAAGCTGAGGAATTTGCTGACACTCTATTCAAGACTATCAAACTTGGTATTACAACAATGCCTGAGCTTGCTGGTTCTATTGGTAGAGTTACACCGATAGCAAAGGTTGCTGGCTTATCGTTTGATGAGCTTGGTGCTGCGATGTCTATACTCACAGCAAAGGGCTTAAAGACAACAGAGGCAGCCACATCTCTAAGGGCTTTATTAAAGGCTCTTATTTCTCCGTCTAGTGATACAGGGAAAGCCCTAGCTGACCTCGGTGTCACAATGGACGCAGGTTTCACTCAGGCAATGATAAGACTTGGTGAAGCTGGGTCTGAGGGTGAAGCGGTACTTGCGAAATTGTTTAATAATATCAGGGCGCAGATGGGTGTTTTCACTCTAGCATCTGATGGAGCCTCTCTATTAGTAAAAACTATGGAGGAGTTTGGCAATAAAAAAGGTAGCATGCAGAGTGCCTTTGATGAGGTCGCCAGCACAATAGACCAGTTTAATAAAAAACAAGAACAGACCATTAAGAACTTTCAAATAATGAAGGGTCTTGGTGCTGGGTCTGGAGCAGAGAAGTCTTTTGAGATAGTCGAAAAAGGTCTTGGCGGCCTAAGTGCAAGGGCTTTCGCAGCAGAGCTTGTACTTGCTAATCTAAACAGTACAATAGAAGCCTCCGCTACGGTACTAGCCGAGAAAGCTAAGGTAGCTATCACTACAGGCGCAGCTATGGCTTTATTGGAGAAGAAGTACGCTGGTGCTGCTGCTGGTTTTGTTAGAGGGCAGGACAGGATAGAGCTTGGGTCTGAGGCTCAAAGTAAAGCTCTCAAAGAATACAATAGGCTTATGGCAGAAGGTGTCAAACTATTCAATCAGCTAAAAAGATTAAGCGACAGAAAGACTGAGCCTATATTAGACGAAGCTGTTATGAAAAGAATGACAGATAGAATAGCTGACTTTAATGCGGAGTGGGTTGGCTCTGAGAAGCCAGTAAAAGAATACACCGCTGCGTTCAATACCTTAATAGCCGACATGAAAAAGAGTGCCAGCATAGAATTAGACCCATCTTTCGGGTTTGACTTATCTGACCTAGCTGGACAGACAACGCTGTTCGATAATGATATGGATGAGTTTATGGCGATTGTGGCATCTGGTGCTACCTTGCCGTCAGACGAGCTACAGAAACAGCTTATTCAATGGTTCACTGATGCCAACAACGAGAAGACAATAACAGCAGCCAAGGCTCTTGGCATAGATATGAAAAGGGCTGTTTGGAAAGATGGCGTTTTAGATGAAGGCGGAATCGAGCCTAGTGAGCTGTCTGGGCAGATGGTAGCTATGGTGAACAAGTCTGTAGCGGAATTTGAGAAGAATGTCAAAGGAGTCGAGCCTGGAGTTACACTTACAAAGATTGTAGGTTTAGCAAAAGATGGCGATTGGGATGACGTAAAAGCACAGCTTGCAGACATGGCGCAATCAGTTGCTGATGCTAAGCAAGAAAATAAAGAGGCAGCTAACCTTGTAAGACTAGGGGAGCAAGCGGACGCTGTGCGAGATAAATTCAATCTTCTTGCTGGTAGCGACTGGTTTGTAAAAACACCAGAAGTTGACATCCCTAAACTCAGGGCGCAGATGGAGCAGTATGCTTTAAGTGTTGGCGCAACAAACATGCAGCTAGACGACCTATATACCGCAATGGTTCAGGGTTCAGGAGAGCCAGCCGAGGCGTTAGCTTACCTAGCGGAGTTGCAGCTCAGGTTGCAGAAGGAAACAAAAAAAACCACTAACGACATGGAAAAATTAGGCAAAGACGCAGCTAATTCAATAGGCAATAACATGGGTAATGCTATGGCTGATATTGTCACAGGCGCAGCCACAATGCAAGAAGCGTTTTCTCAAATGGGAAAAGCTATCGTTGCCGACCTAACACGAGTTATTGTTAAGATGCTGGTGATAAGAGCAATCATGGCTATCTTTACAGGTGGTGCAGGAGCTGGTGCAGGAGCTGGTGCAGGAGCTGGTGCTGGCGGTAGCGGTATGTCGCTTGTGGGGGGGCAAAGCGTTGGACTGATGGCTAAAGGTGGCAGTCTACCTAAAGCTGCTGCTGGAATGATGATTCCAAGTACGGGTCAAGCTGGACTTGATTCTGTTCCTATTCTAGGCATGCCGGGCGAGGGTGTTATCAGGCGAAACACAATGCAACGCCTAGAGAGATTCCTTTCTTCAAGTGAGTCTAGTTCAGCTATGGGCATACAGCCTATTGGCGGTGGCTCACCAATGATGGTTAACTTCAATATAGCAAGACCACAAAGTGCCACCGACAGTGTTCAGATGGCACAGACAGTGAGTAGAATGGCAAGAGAATACAACAGGAGAGTAATGTAGTGAGTGCTAATAATCCAACTCCTTTATTTACCTTAGTGAGAACTGAGACTTTAGAAGATTCTGAGGGATTAGACTATACCACAGGTAGCAGTGAAGCTAGTTTCAGCGATGAGATAAAACTTATTGATGGCAATGGTGAGCCATGTGCTATCCCATCAGCTCAAGGTGTAGAGGACTTGGATTATGAGTATGAATATATTGACGGCTCAAGAGGCAGTACCAACCTAGTGCATCGGCAGAAGATTACGCTCAAGTGTGACTTCCTTACTGGTGACACACGCAGGAAGTTGCACCAGTGGAAACAAGATAGAGCTAAGGTCAGGTTTACTCCCGGCTATGGTTCTAAAACTGAATGTGCGTGGCGACCTGTTCCCGACTCAACTACGCATGACTTGACCGGTAGATATGAACAAGATGAAACCAACTCAGATACCGAAGCCCATTATGTATGGGATGATTATCTTATGGACGGCATGATGCGTAAGTTTGAGAATGATGCGTCAAGACAGATTAAGACTTCTGCTGGAACAATGCAGATGTTCTCTGATGGCTCTGGCACGAATCACGCTAACCCAGCTACGCCAGTAAGTGGCGGTAGTGGGTGGAGTATACCTGGTGGTTATTCAATAACAGGCACTTATATCGAAGACGGCTTTGGCTGTACCGATTGTCCACACTCCTACAGATATGATTTTGCTGACCCTAATATCAACGGGTATATCTATTATCCCATACCAACTGGAATGACATTTGACGGCGATAGTACAGTGTGTATTACTGTGTGGTTAAAAGGAAACCTATCCTCCCTTGCTCGCATGAGACTAAGAGCAACACCGTCTGATTATGTTGACGCTGACATTGGCGAGATGGATTTATCCTCATGGACTCCGATACACCTAACCCTTAACACTGATTGGACAGTTGCTACCAATAGGCATATTTTAATTTACTCATCATCTGCTGACGCTGTAGGTGCTTTAGAGGTAGGTCCAATAATAATAACTGATAGTGCTTCAAATTACACAGAGCCGTTTCCTCAGTGGAGCGAGACTGGCGAAGCACCGGCGACAGAAAGAATCAAACTTACTGATGTTGAATACCCAGATTCAGGAACACAGACAGCTTCTTTTTGGTTAAGTGACAGGGTGAGCGATTTACGCATATCGGCATTTGATGTTTCTTCTAGAGGTGATGGGGGTGGGATGTATATAGTTAATACGGGGTCGGCTGAGAGTGCTTCTCTGACTTGGAATGATGGAACAGAAAATCAGAGCCAGTCTTTTGATTACGACCTACTGAACTTCGGTGGAGTTAATGTCGCCTCCGTAGTCTACTCAACAAAGGACATTAAATACTACATCAATGGGACTTACATAGGAGAGGATTCGGCAGAGTTTGGTGACTTAGGGGTAGATGATTTAGATATAGGCAACGCAACAAGCTATGGCGGTTCGGGCATACACGGACTGCTGACCTTTAGGCTCGATAGAGAAAAATTGACTGCTGATGAAGTAGCTGACCTACATAAACAATTAACAGACCCTGGTTCTCTTGAGGTAATTGTACCTGCAAGGGGCAGGGTGTTTAGAATAGACTCAATACCTTCAACGCCAAGAGCAACTTCTGGTGGTACTCACTGGATAGGAACTCTTGTTTTAGAACAAGTGGATTATGAATCAAGTCTTGAGGACTTAACAAGCAAGGAGTATTAGAGATGAAAAAACTTTTAATTATGGCATTGGCGTTGGTTGTTGCGGTCGGTGCTTTTGCAGAGCCACCACAGTTTATTAACTCAGAAGCTAGTGGCACGGATGCTGTAGTACTAGAACCACCGGGAAATATCAGCTTCATCGAAGTGTTTGCGCCAGACGAGGATGTTACTGTGAGTCTTTGGGAGTTCACCGCTGCGGATACATTTAAGCAAAAGTACCCATATTATAACACAGACAACTGTGCTGAGTGTGATAGTATTTACACAGTTTATGCAGGCATACCACGCAAATTTACTGGTGCGTTTGATACGGACTTAATTTACATTGCCAGACCAAACGCTACAAAAGTTGAGGTGTCAGCACGATGAAGTATTTTGTTCTACTGATGTTGCTTATTGCTATGCCGTCAATAGGGCAACACGCAACACCGTTTACAATGGGTGGAGATGATAATGAAGATGGCATGATTGGCGGTGTTACGGGAGACGCTGGCGTGAACCTCTTTAATGCCAGCACCGCAGGTGGAGTTCAAGGAAATGGAAACTGGCTTGTACAGTCCCCAATAGATGTTGCTTTAGGTACAGAAGATTCTGATGGTGGCACGGATGGCTTTACATATTCAACAGCAAGTGCTGCTGCATATAAGTATGGTGCTAATTCTACAAAGATGGCACTTCATACAGACGGTTATCTTGAAGACGGCGAAGACCTTTGCTGGTCTATTTGTATCCAAAACGTAAACACTCCGGCAGGCACAAGGATACAGTTGTTTTCAGCAACTGGCGGTGCTGCATGGATATTGAGAGTAGATTGTAATTTCGCCAGCAGCGGTACTTCAAAGACGATTAGCACGGTTGTGGCGAACGCAGCATTGACGGCTCTAGGTGGCTCAGTCTCTTACGAGAGCTTGGGCAGTGATTGGTATCGTATTTGGGGAACTGTCCCGATTGACACTGCTGGTGAATGGGATGATTGGGAGATGAGGCTTCTTCCGTGGATAGCATCAACAGCTACCGATGCAGAAATTATGTATTGTTTCCCACAAGTAAATCCAGGAACAGAGCCAGACACATTCGTACCAGTGGTAGTAGAATAAATAACACGAGGTAACAATGGGATTACTGACGACACCAGGAAAAACCGCAATAAGCAACGGGAATCCAATTAGGCAATATTGGTCTATCTGGACACCTGGAAGCAACGCACCTACTTGGGCCTCTGGCTATAGCGAAAACGCCATACATGGAGGATCATCTAGTGGAGAGTCTGCTGTGGCCCCTGTCGTTATTGACGCAGGGTCGAGGACGCAGACTGCCTACAATGTCGCCCTGAGAGACTTAGGCGACCTAGATGCAGGTGAGTACACAATCACAGTTGATGTCTCTAACGGCAAATTCAATAGTGATGCAGGTGGGTATTTCCGCAACGGCTCGTATGAAGCAGACCCGCAGCAGTGCATATTGAGGCATGAGGTCTATGTTGTGCTTGACGATGGAACAAATACATCTCTGTCCAACTGGTATGGTAAAATATCCAGGTTCAATGTGGAGAGTTTTTGTCACGCAGATGGCACTCTCAAGCAAACCGTTGGCTCAATAACAGCGAGACCTGTGGCTGTTGATACCCTCGAAAGAAAGATAACTGCCGATGACAGGACGGTGGTATCGTTTCCTGTTTTAGATTGGGATGACGACTTGCACGAGATGGCTTATGTTGATATTGAGAATATTGCCATAGACGGTACATATACGGACGATGCTTATCTCAGGTACTTTGGGTGGGATTTAGATGTGAAGGCTGCATTGATTCACGGTGGCGACTTTGAGGTTATAATGGAGGTAGATTATTGGTCAGAAGCATCCGATGAATGGAAGATGGTCACCAAGAACAGCCCTGCGTCATACACATCGGGAAGCACTGCCAGTATATCCATAACCGCTGCATTTACCGGCATGAGGACGCATGGCAACCCATCAAAGGATTCAACTATAAGTATATTTGTATATCCAGAGACAAGCTCCTCTGAGCCGCTATATGGCAAGCCGTTAAATGGCAGACTGGTTGCCAAGAAAAATATACCCCCGTTCAACTGGGATTAGAGAGGTTAAGGCATGGCAATCACATGGAGTACAGTCGCTGATTTAGCTGAAGAAACTGTGCCGTCAATTACATACGCTGATTTTGCTTTCTATACTATATGGGGAACAACGCAGCACACGAATGTTGACTTATATCAAGGCAAGCGGTCACGGCTCTGGATTGGTTTAGCTGCTTACGCCACTAGGTTTCCCGGTGAAGTCCTATACGCAACACCGTTTGCGTATAAGGGCTTTCCTGAAGTCTACTACGGAGGCTGGCGAATAAGAACAACCTATGCAAGCAGTACATATGATGATGTTTTCACATACCCCATAGACCAATATATCACAAGCGACATGGACGACAATCTACCTGCACCGCTATCTCCGCCCAGCGCAAGCGAGGATATAGCTGAGTCTGAGGATGGGGAAATATTGCAATATGTAAGTGCATTTGTGGACGGAGCGTATACTCCGGGCAATGCCGTAAGGACTTATTGTGTTTTCCCTAAAAACTTCCATGCTCCAGATTTCTTCAACTCAACGGCAAGTTTTTACTTGGAGTATATAGCCACCGATTCACGATACGCATCCGCTGCAAGTATTGTTGCTAGTATTATGATGAAAAAGGGTGCTGATGAATCGTTTATAGACACGGACAGCTTTGATGCTAGTCTTACCAGTAGCTTGCGACACACTGTAACATCAGGTCAGACTGTAGCTGAGGAAATAAAGGAGATAGTGAGGAATGATGACAACTTCCCCCTGTTGTATTTTAATATAAACGGTCAGTTTTCATACATGACACAAAAGGCACCCAACACCTGTGAGTTGCTAAGAACAAATATCGTAGGCAATATCTCGCACGAGATAAGCAACGAGCATATTGTTAATGATGTCTTGATGTCAAGATATTCTCCTTATTTAATAAAGATAACAAGACGCTCCGCTGCTCCTACGGTTATCAACGACAACGAGGATGCCGAAATATACTGGTATCAGGATGTTGTACCCTCCGATACCAATAAGGACGGCAAGTACATGTACACGGCCGTTGAGGATTTTGATTTCAGTAGTGTGCCTGAAAAGGGAATCACTGCTGGCATTAGTGGTACTAACAAGTGGACTCATTCTTCAACCAGAGATTCTTCTAATGATGCCAGTATAGAAAAGTACGGGCTTGTCGGTCTCAGACACAAAAACGCAGACTACAATGCGGTGGATTCGTTTACAGGTGAAATCCAAAACGACATAGTCAGGTGTAGGTTCTTGGACGATGTGGATGATGCGCTTGATAGAGTTGTCTACGAGAATAGACCAAAACAAAGAGTGACATTAACTCAGAACATGATGGGTATGGATTTTGACATAGGATACACGACTGAGTTTGACGCAGGTACAGGTACGATTGATGACTTGCGGTGCATTGAGAGAACAACAGACTTCAATAATTTGACAGTAGAATCAACATGGCTAGAGAGCTTTATTCCAACAACCTAAAGGGACAGGATAGCAAATGAACATTATCATGGAAATTAGTTTAGGACAAATTATCTCAGTAGCCACAGTTGGTATAGCTTTGATAACATTCTTTGTTAACCAGAAATATAGAGGCGAAAGCATAGAGGGTACGCTCGCACAAATGACAACCCTAATGGAGCGACATGATAAGAGACTTGTGAAACTAGAGGAGTTCCGCATTGAATATGAAACAAGATACAAAGTAGAACATGCTAAATAAACAAGTATCAGAGAGCTTTCATTTGAGAGAGTTTGCCTGTTCTTGCTGTGGGCTATACGCTCCGCTAAGGGCAGAGCTTGTCCTTGCATTGCAGGAGTTACGAGACTTGGTTGGTAAACCGATACATATCAACAGTGGCGTACGATGCGCATCGTATAACACAGCAGTTGGTGGCAGTAAGAAGTCGCAACACTTAGAGGGCAGAGCGGTAGATATAGTTGTAGGTGGAATGAGTCCAAAAGAATTAGCTAACTATGCCAAGCAGGTGCATAGTTTTCAAAATGGTGGCATCGGAGTTTATGAGGACAAGGGATTTGTTCATGTAGATGTTCGAGGCAAATTAGCAAGGTGGTAAAAGATGGAATGGTTAAAGAGTACAAAACTATTGGTTACTATGTCAGCAATGTCAATGGCTTTCATTGGCAACCTGCTCGGCACAATCAACGGTGAGTCTCTGGCTGCAATCTTGATTGGTGTCAGTGGTACATTTGTTGCAGGTAAATGGGCTGAATACAAGAATATGGCATCGTGATAACGGTGTTGCTTTGGCTTAAAAAGTTTTGGGGTGCGATAGTGGTTGCTTTTGCTGTAGTAGGATATTTACTTAGAAGCAGAACTCCCAAGCACCCCAGTGACAGGGAGTCATGGCGTAGGCGTGAAATACTCAAGGAGCTTGAAGATGAGGATAAGAAGGACGCTGTTGATACTTTGGTTGATAGGCTTGATGACGACTTCGAGGAGCGTAGAAAACGCATACTGTCAAGAGCAAGATCTATCGAGAAGTGAAGCAACTGAGTTGTTTAACTTAGTTGATAAGCAGGAGTACGATATAACTGTACTGAAAATTGAGGCTGCTTACCAGGACAGTTTTCATACCCTGGAGCTTGATAGGCTTGAGCTGTTTTATGTTGAAAGAGAAAAGGAACTGAAAGCTGAAAAACGCAGACAGTTCCTTTATAGTATTCTCGTCACCACAGTTGCGGGTGTATCAGTGTGGGTCGGTGCTACTGCTGTTAAGTAGCAAATATCACTCACTGGTCTTCAATAAAGGCCAGGCCACAGTAGCGCAAATTGCTACCTGACCATTACCGATTGCCTTCAGTCTCGCAACTCTGTCTGTCTTTTTCGTTGTTACTCTATCAATATCACTAATGTCCGCAATATCTTCTCTCCAAAAACTGCCGTCAATAACTGACTCTTTCCACTGATTAAAAGCCTCTCTGGATAATGGCTTCAAATCAGTCCAGCCAATAGGCCAGCCCATTAACCATTCGACCCAATCAGGATTCAACACTGCTGTTGATTCTGCTTTATTTTCTACGCAATCGGGTAACGAATTAGTCTCTGGGTTTCTGCCAGTCCTTGCTATTGTATCTGGCAGCCTTGCTCCCTTGTAATCTCTTGCTGCTGGTGTAGGATATTTTTTAACTGTGTCAGATAGATTCAAACTATGACTACTGTTGCCATCTTTTGACAATCTTCTTCCAGTATCAGTCAGAGTTGCATCTGGATGCTCACACTCTTGGCAGGTCGGTGTTGGATATAATTTTTTATCCTCCAGATGGTGAATAGCGTCACGCAACTTTACTCCCCACCTAACACCCTCTTTGTTTTTCCTGCTGAATGAGCCTTCATGTAGCTCAACATTCTTGACTATACCGCCCTCAACATCGGACACTGTTGGCGTAGGAAACTTCAACCTATTTTTCACCTGCTCCGAATATGGTATTCCCTCCTCAACTTCTGCATTGAGATTTGGAATTGGATGTTTTCTAACACCACCATCTGGATATCTCTTCTCATATTGCTTGCTTGCTGTCGTTGTTGGCGTATGCCACATCTGCCGTTGTTTTTTCTGGTGATTATCCCACGCCTCAATCTGGTGCGGGTGTACACAGTCTCTCAGGTTAGCTGGTTTGTTTCTACCCGGTCTAGCTTGCGTTGCTTCCTTTTTCAGCGCACTCTCGCTCTTTGGCGGAAGCTTGTCCATCGTTGTCGGAGTAGGAAACACTTGTCGCTCTAATCCAGATTCTATTGCGCTTATGCCATCCTCCCAGTTTATCAGCTCCCAGCACACCCCATTTTGCAGCATACCCCATTTCGGCAAGGTCACTGATGACCACGGCAAGTCCTCTTGAAACAAGCATTGGTGAGTTCTCCATGTACGCCTCTCTAGGTCGTATCTCACAAATAACTCGTGCCATTTCTGACCAGAGTCCTGATTTTGCCCCCTCGATTCCTGCCCCTGCTCCTGCAACTGAGATGTCTTGGCATGGGAATCCGCCTGTGATAACAAGCTGTTCTCTGATTCCTTGCATTGCTTTGATGAACTCGGTACACTCTTGGTTGTCGATTCTAAAGGTGCAGATGTCGTCCCAGATAGGGAACGCAGGTAGGATTCCGTCAGCTTGCCGTTGCAATAAAACTCTGCGTGGGTAGTCTTCGATTTCAACTGCGCCAATGGTTCGCCACCCGTGCAACATGCCTCCGATGATGCCGCCCCCCGCTCCTGCAAATAGTGCCAACTCATACATTGTTATCCTTTTGTTAACTGCCTAAATCAAACTCAGTTGTTTTGATTTAATGTTTTAGTTCTCATCACAGTCACCTAAAATTTTACCTATTAAAACAGAAAATCCAGAGTACATTCTTTTCAGATGTTCAAGGCATTCTGCTTTTGCCTCAATTTCTGTCTTATCCGGCTTGCCCACAGAGTGCCCTCTATTTCCATGCCAGAACATTGCTTCCCATAATCCCGAAACATCTTTTCGGACAGAGTAATACGCCATCCCTGCATTTGTAGAGTGTTCAAGCCACGGTATATCCATGCAATATTCGCCCAAACAAGAAAGAGGATTGTTTCGGTCTGTTGTTTCTATCCATTTCATATTTTATTAACTCCTTTTTCAACCAATTCAATTAAGTGGTTATCATTGCCTTGTATAACTGCGTCATACATCGCTTCTTCATTTTCAAGGCATCTTCCTTGATTTTATAGATTTTCATTGATTCGCTTCTCTGCAATCTCAAAGTATGCTTCATCGAGTTCTATTCCAATAAATTTACGGTTTAGGTTCTTGCAAGCTACTCCTGTCGTTCCACTACCCATAGTAAAGTCTAAAACTAACTCACCCTCATTTGTATATGTTTTTATTACATACTCCATTAGTGCTACTGGTTTTTGCGTTGGGTGGAAACCTCTTTGTTGTTTGAAGTCTAGCACCCTTTTTGGTAACCTATCTCCATTATTTATTGTTGTAGTTGTTTTTGATTTTACATTCTGTATCTCAAAAGTCCTATCTTTTTTATCTCTTGTTATTGAGTAAGGTTTTCCACTTGTTTTTTGTGGATTATATACACACTGCTTTCTATAAAAAACACTAACAGATTCAATATCATTTAGTGGTTGTTTTTTAGATAAGAATGGATTCACCCCTTGAGGCTTTCTCCAAATCCAATCATACTTATAGTTTTTAATATTACTCATTCTCAAAGCACTACTAAAAGGCTCACTACCAAAAAGAACTATAGCACCATTTGGTTTTATTAGTTTGTTTAGTCTTTTCCACATCTCATCAAAAGGAATAACACTATCCCATTTGCACGCTGTTGTCCCATAAGGAGGGTCTGTTATTATTGCATCAACTATTACACCCTCTGCTATCAGTTTATCCATCACTTCAAGGCAATCACCTTGCATCAATTCAATCTTTACCATCTTTCAACTCCTTAACTAATTTCTCGTTTGCGTCCACAATCTTCTGCATATCCTCAACGGATATTTCTTTTTCCAAAGGCTCGAAGAAATAAACCTTTTCATCTTCTGTCTGAAAATACTCTTTCGTTACTTTGATGACTTTCATATTTCACTCCTTTAATTAAACCATTGAATCGTCATAAGATTGCATATATCCAAACGCCCTAAGTGTTCTTATCTTCTCTAGGGCATCTTCCTTGATTTGTTGAATACGACTACCGCTCAAGCCTAGCATTATCCCTATACTCTTGAACTCCAAAGCGTCATTGCCCTCAAGTCCGTAGTATAGCTTCAACACCCGCGCCTCTTTGGGTGTCAAGTCGCAGAGCATCAGCTCAATACAATCGTTAAGGCTTTCGACAGCGAGTGCATGGTCTGGCAAGTGTCCTGACGTATCCTCAAGGAAGTCTAAGAATGTATCCCCATCTTCGTTGCCCACAAAATCATCAAGCGACAGTCCGTCACTAAGAAGCGGAGCTGTGTCGTTTATTACGCTGACTGAAACACCAAGCTCTTTTGCAATCTCCTCCCTAGTCGGCTCTCGTTGTAGTTTTTGTAGCAATACGCCAGATACTTTTTTGGTTTTGTTTACCACTTGAGACTTGTCAAGTGGCATCCTGACAGCTTTTGAATAGTCGCCAATCGCTTTATGGATTGACCTCTTTATCCACCAAACAGCATAGGATATAAACTTTAACTCTTTAGTTTCATCAAATGTTTGAGCAGCACGAATGAGTCCCATGTTGCCCTCACATATTAAGTCCTCAAGTGGAATACCAAAGTTGGTAAACTTCTTGGCAACGGTAACTACAAACCGCAGGTTGGAATTAACTAGCCTGTCTAGTGCCTCCTTGTCACCCCTGCGGATACTGCGAGCTAACTCACACTCTTGTTGAATGGTGAGTATTGGGTAGGCATCTATTTCTTTGAAATAAATATCCATGCTTGTTGGTTTCTTGTCATTTTTTTGTAGTGAGCTTGGTGGTTTCATATATAGTCCTTCCTGCTAAAGCTATTCCGATTGCGTCTGCTATTGCTTTATCTTTGTAGTCAACTCCAGTTGGAGTAACATACGCTCTTGACGCAGTAACCATTGCAGTCTTATCTGCGTTGCCTATACCAGCTAGAGACTTCTTGCCTTGCTTGGGTTTTACCCTCACTACTTCTAATCCTTTTGTAACTGCGTGATGAATGATTGCTCCTATAAGCTGTGCTTGGTGCAAGGTGGATATGTTTACAAACTTCTTGTTGAGAACATTCTCCTCTATGCACAGTACATCGCCAACCGAGAAGTACCATTTCATCTCATGTATGATTGCCTCAAACCTATGTTCAAGCTGTATGGCATCACCATGTTTTGTTTTAGCTTTGACCTTAATACATTTGGGCTGTTGTATCTTAGCTCCATTAAGAAGCACAGCTCCAGTTGCGTTAAGTGAGGGGTCAACTCCTATGTATTTCACTCACCTCTCCTTATTTGTTCCCTGTAAATCATTTCCCATTGGTAGAGCTGAGGCATGCCACCCTCAACAGTCACCCAGCCTATAGTTGTAGATGGGTATGCACTATCCCTCATGCACTTGTACTCAACTTTCTTTTGGTCAAACATACTGCCACCCTCAATAGCTAGGTATGGATTCATGGTTGTAGATACACCACTAAACAAGTGATGGCTGTGACCAGATACAACATTGACATTGTACTTATCTGCTAGTGCGATAGCTACTCTGCCAGGTATCTTGGAGTAACCTTTTTGATGCGAGTATCTCCAATCACCAACAGGGCTACCCTCCATAATCATGTAGTATCTCTCAGTGATGGTGAACTTTTTCATCAAGTTGGGTGGCTCACTGCCGTCTTTATCTCGCCAGTCGTTAGATGGCACAAGGTACATTTGGAGTATTGAGCTAAACGGTACAGCTCCATCCAGCTTTCTAATAATACGATAATCATGGTTGCCTAGCACGACATAGATAATATCAAATGTATTATATAGCACCCGTAGGTATTCATAGATAACTCGTCTCGCTCTCTCTGTCTCTGGAACTGACCTACCTACATAGCTTGTCTCCCAGTGACTCGCCCAATCAGCATCAATAAAGTCACCATTGAGTATGCAGACTTTCAGCCCTCTCTCCTTAGCCTGAGTCATAGCGTCTACGAAAGCCTTCTTATTAATGTATGGTGCATGGCAATCTCCAAGTATCATGCAGTCTTGGTATGGTACTATAAGTTCAGGAGGGAGGAGATTTGGCACATCTGGCAGTGAATCTAGTTCTTTAACTAGGTCAGGCAGTGTGCGTGAGATAGATGCTACCGTGTGAGGTAGTTCAAAGTGACCCTTCACCGCTTTGCTTGCTTCTGTTTTAGTCATGTCTTGTAACACGCATCCTCTAAAATAGTCAGCGTGTACTGCTCCAAGTTTTATTTTATATGCTGGCACTAATCACTCCTTGTTAAAAGTAGTAAACTATCAAGGCTATTACCGAAGTCGCACTTAGCAACATACCGCCTATAACTAGAACCCTGTCTTTATTTGTCATTGTGTTCTCCTTATATTTGCTGTTCATCCCGTCCTCCCTTAAGTCCTGTTATGCTACCTATGCAACGTGAATAATCTCTCGGTCGAAGCCTTGCTACCTCCAGCTTGGCTGTTTGCGCTGAGTGAGCTTTTAGTTTAATTCTTCAATGATTCTGTTTATGATACCACAGCCACCCGGTGCGCCCATGTCAATAAATGGCTCACTCTCAGTTGACCACACCCCAGCTCTCCCAAACTCATCTACACCACGAACTCTAATAAGTGATACACCTACTGGCATGTCCTGAGTTAGTGTCGGGTTAATTGTAGTCCCGAATGACTCCCAGTCTCCGCTGTTCACTCGTAGTCCTACTTCATAATAAACTACTGGTGTCCCTGTTGTTGGTTCAGTCCATGTGTAGGTTACTGTGATAGCCCGTGCGTGTCCAACTGTCATTAGCAAAAGTATTACTGCTATGGCTAGGTTTCTCATTTCTTTTTGTCCTCTCTCTGTTTCTGAGTGTTATCCTTAATGCACTGCTTGCACCAAGATTGTAGTTTGTCCCTAGTGTGAGGGTGATAGTAGAACTCAGATGGTTCTAGCCACATCATCTGTTTACAATTCTCATTACCGCACTTTCTAAATTTCATCTCTCTCCTAGAATGGCAGGTCGTCATCGTTGTCTGGTTGTCCCGATGCTGTTGGTGCTGGTGCAAATCCTTGTTGGTCATCGCTCTTACTACCGAGCATCTTCATTTCAGATGCCTTCACCTTTGTGGTGTACCTGTTATTGCCGTCATTGTCTTGCCACTTGTCTGTCTTGATGCTACCCTCAACATAAACCTGCTTGCCTTTAGTTAGGTACTTGCCACAGACCTCAGCAAGACCAGCCCACGCCTCAATGTTATGCCACTCTGTGTTCTCCACCCACTCACCGTCTTTGTCTTTGTACTTGGTCGTTGTCGCAACAGTAAAGCTACATACTGCTGTGTCGTTCTGTGTGTGTCGTAGCTCAGGGTCTTTTCCTAAGCGTCCAATTAGTTGTACTTTGTTTAGCATTTCAACCTCCTAGTTGATTGTATCGCCATTATAATCAATGACATCTTCTCTCTTATCTTCGTATTCAACCTCAAACAAGCTCTCAATCGCATCTGTTACACCTAGCTTTTTAACCATTCTACTCTGCGTCCATCGAGCCAGCTTGCCACAGAAAACTATACCCCACAAGCTGAACCTAATGATAGTTATGTAGTACCAAATCTTAATTCTGAGTATCACGCCTCATCCCCTTTGTTACTTGCGTTATCTCTCACATGTTCCCATATACCCTGAACACGCTCCCACTTCATATCCATATCACCATAGACAGTGTTTATTACTACAGGAAGATTATCCTCACCACCTGTAAGCTCTGCCAAGTAAACCCAAACCCATCTCATAACCTCAGCCCTACGCTTCACATCAAGGCTCTTTAAGAACTCTTGAACTTCTACTATCTTAGCCTTGCTAAACAGGTACTTCACATTAGCAATGTCTGTCCTGATAATCCTACTCACGCCCTCACCAAACATCTGCTTGAGTCTTTCCTCGACCTTGTCAGGGAACGGAATAGCTGTGCCGTATTTCTTCCTGACACTATGGATGGCATTTTTACATTGCTCATCCGTATACCTCTCCATAACGCTCAAGTAGTCCTTAACCTGCGATGTATTTAAGTCCTCGTTGTAGTGAGAGCCAAGACTCACTATTAGTCCAGTCTTAAACTTCTCGTCCAGTAACTCCATATCCGTATCAATAGCCTCTACTAAAGACTCAATGCTCCACCCTCCCTCTGGTCTGTCAATCACTTCGTTAATCTTGCGTAGCTTTCTGGTGTGCTTGTTCTGCATCCTTGCGTTAGCAGAAGCCTCTGCGTAGTCTGGATACTTCTCTAGGATACTATCAGGAGGGTCGAATACTTTAGACTTAGAAAAGTAATTTAGCCCCTGATGCTCAAACCAGTTTGGCGAGAAGTAGTGATCGGTGTTGTAGCGAACAACCAAGTCAACAGTAAGCAACTCTCTGAGTGCTTTCTTTAATCTATCAAGTTCGTAGTTCCCCCAAGGATGCAGTTTCATTTTGAACTCAGACTCAGTAGCCTTAACTTTACCATAGTCATCACTGAGTGTTATGATGCCAAAGAATAGCAACTGTGCATCTATTGATAGCGGTGCAAATCTTTCATCTTGCCATATACCGGGGTCAATTAGTCTAGGTCGCATTCATCCCCCTTTCCAAGTAGGCAGAACAGTAGTAATGAGTTTATTGGAGCGAAAGGGGTAACTCCCTCATTATCCACTGCCCTGCCTGTGTATGTTTGATGCCCTTTCATCGTTCCCCTTGTAGGAAAGACAGTCTGGTTGCCAGTACTCCGTTACTGTAGCCTCCATGCAACGCACCCAGACTGCCTAGTTAGTTATTTCTCTGCGGATTTCCGCTCCATTGCCAACCTGATAATTTGTAGCTCTGCCTCAATCCTGATAGCTTGCGCCTCATTTAGCTCACCGTTCATATTTAATAACACCGCAGTAGCCTCAATCTCATCGTGCATTTTCTGTAGTTGCTCAAGAGTCGCATCGGATAGTTTTCCTGATACATTCATTTAACTTTCCCTCCTTGAGTGATTTCAGGTGTTTATCAATAGCCTCTGTGTCGTCCAAGAAACAGATAAGATTATTTTTGAACCCAGTGTTAATCACTACTGCAGTTCCACCGTTGCTAAAAAACTTAACATGAAAAGTTACATAGCGGTCGCGTTTTGTCCTATGCTCATCCAGTGCCTCAACAATCCCAGCTAATGTTTCCATGTGCCTTTGCTTCATTCTCCACAGCCCCACTCGTAAGCCAGCTCATCAATGTAGTCAGAGTACTTAGCGTTCAGCATTTCAAGTGAGTCCTCGTTCAAGTCAGAGCCATCATCATCAAACTCAGCCTCGTCTACATAGCCTATTACGAAGTTGCCGTCTCGCTCCTCCTCGTAGATGATAACATGTGATATAGTTCTGCCGTAAAGCATCATTGGATTTTTAAGTTTCATCACTCATCCTCCAATACTTCTAGCTGGATTACATCTAGTGCGTTTGCCTTAACGACTCCCATAATACTAGCATCTGTTCGCTTTAATCCACCCTCATGCTTACGCCACTTTTTCAACCATTGCTCCTCAGTGCCGACATACACACCATCAGTAAATACTTCCTGCCCCATAAGTATCATGTGTGTTAGTTCTGCTTTATTCATTACTCGCCTCCTTAGAAATCAGGGTAATTCTTAATGTGCTCACGATACTGTTCAACTGCCTCCATAATTGTTGATGCAAGTTTATTAGCATCATCGTAAGTACTCACCATGTCAAGGTTGGTACAGGCTTCGTTGATGACCCTTTGAATTGACCGTACCAAAGTAGTACCTGACTCATCAAGTACGCCGTTGCTCCAGTCAGATACATATCCCTCGTAGCCTGGAATCTGTGTTTGTCTTCGTTTAGCCATTGGCTTCCTCCACTCTGCGTTGAACTTCAGCGTCCCATGCGTTACATACACACACAATGCGTCTTAAAGTTACATTAACAAGCCATGACTTTATAATAGGCATCGGGTCTAATGGTTTACCCTCGCACTCAAGCTCCATTATGTTGTGAAGGCAATAGTCTTCCTCGACAGCTAATACTATGTCTGCAAAGTCACTGTAAAAATCATCGTTCTTGTTCTCTAGCCGTTCGTCCCACCAATCATAGAACGCGCCATGATTTTCCGTCATAGACTCAAGCTTTCTCTGCTTGTCTTCCTGCCGTTGTAAGTGCTTGTGTGTTTCTTGTTCTATACCCATGATTTTCCCTTTCTTTGAGTGTGGGGCTGAGATTATCTCAACCCCTGTGATGTAGTATAACCTATGTTTATAACCCTGTCAAGACAGAGTTATAAATTATTTACTTTTGTCAACCTGTACCAACTCAAACCTAGGAATTACAATCCCTTGCTTCTCCCAGAACCTTATCAGCTTCTTGACCGTCTCCAAGTGTGGTGTCCCTACATGCTCCTCAAGGTGCTGAATCGTAGGTCGTGAGATTTTGATTTGAATCGCAAGCTCACTCCTGCTTAGACCAGACCTCTCTCTGATGTCTATCCAGTCGGTAGACATGTACCTCAAGTAATCAGGTTCAAGCAGTCTGTTCCTCTTGGCGTGGTAATTTGGCTTACCCATTACTTTTCCTCCAACTGCAAAATCATCTTGCATCTTGAACACTCGGCTATCATTTCGTCTAACCAATGTTCTGCTCTTGCTTGGTCGCTATGCTTTTTGTAAATGTTGCCAATATGCACAGTAGATTTGGACTCCTTGATTTTTCCCAGTATTTCCTCTTTAGTAGCCTTGTCATCCTCTGGTGTGATGGTTGGCATTTCAGCTTCTTGTTGTGCAGGTTCAGGTGCTTTCTTTGGTTTTGGTTTTGGTGCAGGCTTGGTTGCCTTCGACTCGTTGTTATACTCGTCTGTGTCTGCGTCCTTAGTGTCATCTAGTAGGAACATTCCGTTGGCTGCGTACTTGCGAGCGTAGGAACTTGCCGTTCCTGTTATTTGACTATCGTCCATTCCTTTCCTGTCCTCCGTCTCCCTTGCACACGCGGTAACCTGGACAGCCTCGCCTGAGAGCGTCAAGGTTAGCTCTGCTTCGACATAGTACCTGTCGCCTATGTGTCTGATTGAGTCAGATGCAGTGAGCGTACAGTCACCCAGCAATGGCTTGACAGCCTTGCAGATGTCCTCAAAGTTTCGATACATATACTTGCCAAAGTTATTTCTCTGGTCTTTTGGGACATGAAGTCCCTGTTGGATTCTTGCCAGTTCTGAGTGAACTGTTTTCTTAGCTGTTGTCATTACCTACCGTCCTTTGCATTTGGAAATTCCTTGAATACATCATCAAATAAAACGCCATCAGTTTCTCGCCCGTCAACGCTCATTCTCTTTCCTCCTGTTAAGTCCTGTTATGCTTCTATAGGCTTGTTAAACGCCACAAATCCAGCTTGTCCGGTAGCTTGTCCGGTGATTTTTTGTCATTCATTATTTTCCTTCTTTCTGTCCTGTAAATTAAACTCCAAGCCTCTCTCTCAATGCTTCAGGTAGATGCTCAATAGAGTATACCGTGTAGCTACCTTTAGTCAAATCTTTACTGACAAAGTTTCTTTTTGTTTTAGCAAACACCACCCCATCTTTCTCCAGATTATCATCACATTCCTCCGTTCATGTTTACCCCATCGACACAACTTATTTATATGTCGATATTTCCCCAGCATATCATCGCTCATATTTTCCCCGCTTTTTTCAGAAACAGCCTTATAGTGAAATAATCCCCACTACTTTACTATTTCAGCCTTGCATAATCTCTATCTTGCACACTGCTAGTGCCAGCGTAACCGCCAACAGAATTATAAAAGCAATGCTTTTTAGTGTTCGCATGTTCATGATTTACCCCTTCCGTTATTGGTGCGCCTGGTAGGGTTTAGTTGTTGCTTTCATTGTCCATTACCTCCAGTTTTTACCAGAAAATCCTTATTATACCTTCGTACCGTTAGAAAATCCTTATTATACCTTCGTCTCCAAAAACAATCCGGTCTACTGTTCATTATAGCCAACCTTCCGTTATTGCCAGCATTGCCAGCAAGGTTAATATCATTGCTACCTGCGCAGTCACTAGCTTGTGGTTATAAATTGTGTTATTCATTACTACCACCTTCTAAGAATGCGCTGCCAGTCTCCAACAATCGCTCCTGTTCGGCAGTTAATACCAGTCCATTTTTAGTAATTGTCGCTTCCATTCTCTCAACCTCCATCTTGAGTGTACCGGATGTTCTCTTCAGAGTCACCACGTCCGGCTATTATGTGACTGACAGGGGCGTTTGCCCCTGTTTCGATTACTGCACCTGATCGCTTATTAAAATGGTTACCTGATCAAGATATTCCTGTACGGCAATCTTACCATCAAGATCGATATAACTAAGTTCCGTTTCTAGTCTCATTGTACCAGTCACGGGCTTTTCCGGGTCAATCTTTTCAAGTTTACGGATTAAGTCTTTTACTTTCATTCTATCTCCTTTATTAAAGTGTTTGTGGACAACCTAAGTGATTGCCACGGTTTAATTATCGCAAGTCTAACAATTCTACATCATCGATAAGTGGCAGTTCGATTTCCAACTTGCCATCACTCTTATTAAAATAGATGCTTTCTATCGGAGCTTCTGTGCCGTTTCCATCCGATGCAATGAAAGTAATAGTCTCGCTGGCGGACATTGCATCTTCAAGTTCTGCTATTAGTCTCCTGATATCCATTCTATCTCCAGTTTCAAGTGTTTGTGGTATGTTCCAAAATGGAACCAACCAGATTTTCCCAGATTTTCCCAGAAAACGCCTTATTACGCCTTATGGGTTATCTAGTCTGTTTCGCATATCGTTGTATAATTGTATATGCATATAGCTATACAACTATGTTTGCATATAATCAACTGCTTACATAGTAGGCTATTGCCCCAACTATCAAGTAGATTGTTACTTGCTTCCAGGCTCTGCGCAACCTGGACCGCTTTACCTGCGCTACTTCCTTGCGCCACCACTTGGTAGGCCCTAGTTTTGATACTGTTTTACTATGCATTATACCCAACCTTCCATTGTAAACGAGATCGTTTATCACAAGG